CCTATAAAGGAACAGAAACAAGTATTAAAAGCTATACAACTGGGTTAAGCCACTGGCCATCTGATGTGCAACTTGGTAATAATTTAATGCTTGATTATAATGACTCTTCATTTGAAGAATCTATTGGGCATTGGACTTCCTCAAGTGGAACTTTTGCATATAAAACGTATTCTGCGGAATCTTTATCTGCGCCTTCTGGTACATCTGTATTGTACGACACCTCAATTCCCCCTAAACTTGTAGGGTTTGCCCAGCTTACAACCGCAGCTACTACAGCTGTAACATTAAGACTTCCTTCTAGCGGATCAGATATAACTCTTTATGGCGTTGCTGTAAAGCCAAATACTCGATATTTATTTAGTGGATGGGCTCTACATAGAGATTCTAATGCTGCAACAGTATCAGTAACAATTTCTTGGTATAACGCTTTTGGTACATTCATAAGCACTACCTCAGCTGGACCAACACTAACGACAACAACTGCATGGAAAGAATTTGTTTCTTTATCTACCTCCGGTAGAAATGGGCAGCTATCTCCTACCAATGCTGCGTTTGCTGCGGTAACTATAACTGTTACACCAAGCTCTGCCACATCTAGCAGGTTTGCTTTTGATCTGTTTCAGTTTGCTGAAGCTGCTAATAGTTTTGAGTACCAAGATGCGAAGCTTATTCAGCAATATGTTTCGGGAGATAAGATTAACTATATCCCTAACCCATCATTTGAATCTGGTTTAGGTTCTTGGTCTGCATATAATGGATCTCTTTATTTAGATAATACAAGTACCCTAGGACTTACATTTAGGTCTAGTTCATCTCCAGAAATTTCATCAGCGGTACTAACAGCTACAGGTGCTGGAGCTGCATACGTATCTGATTGGATACCTGTTGATCCTGGGCGTACTGTTACAGCTAGTGCATATGTTATGGGGTCTGCTACACGTCAAGCAGCGATTAAAATTGAGTTTTCAACTCAAGCAACATCTGATGCTCAAACAGCAATATCTAATAGTGTAACCTACGGTCAGTACTACCCTACTACTGTTAACACAACTACTTCTTCTTTTAATACAACCACAATAACTAACGTTACTTCTGATGGAACTACAGTTACTTATACGGCTGCTAACTCATTTATTGCTGGGCAAACAGTAACAATTACAGGCGTAGACCCTACCGATTTCAATCTAACAGGAGTAACTATTGCGTCTGCTACCTCAAGTCAGTTTACTGTTACAAACTCAGCTTTAGGTACATACTCAGAAGGAGGAAGTGCTTCGGTTTCCTCTACAACATTGTCTACAACATTGGGTAAGCAAATATCTGTAACAGCTGTTACACCTCCCTATGGAAAAGACTCCGGATATCCTTTAGCAAAAGTTATTGTTTATTTTCCAGATAGTGTTAATGCTGACAAGTTTTATCTTGATGGGGTTCTACTTGAAAACGCTATCTCTGCTAGTCCATATTTTGGTGGAACAGGTGGGTTGGTACCTAGCGACCCAACTACCAATCAGTTCTACTCAGTAAACGATACAAAATGGGAAATCAAAAATAAGTTTAATTTTGCTTCTAACCCTTCGTTTGAAGCCGGAACTGTTGGGTCGGCGCCTACAGATTGGACCAGTACCGGTACTATAACTAAAGTTGCTACCGATGCTTCTTTAAGTCCTTTATACAATACTTATTTTGCAAAGGTTGCTTTTACAACAAGTACTACAGTTACTGGAAACTATTATCTTCCAAACCCAGCTTTGGGTGGAGAAGATATTACTATCTCTGCTTACGTAAGAGCACCGGCAGCAGCTACTTATACTATTGGATCTAGTACCTTTGTTGTTCCCGCTGCTTCTAACAACGTATGGGTAAGAATTAATACTACAGTACAAGCTGCTGCAGCCGCAACCAGTGGAACTATCTCTATTGGCATAGGCTCAACTACAGCAACATACTTCCATATTGACGGTGTTCAAGTTGAGTACGGTCGTGTGGTTAATAAGTTTGTAGATCCACTTGATTCACAGACAGTTACTTTTACAAATGCAATTAACACAGCAAAGACATATGTTGCTTCTCAAACAGAGAGCAACGGTGGGGGTAAAAGTACCTGGTTCTATAACTATGGTGTTAAGATAGCTCGTTTAAAGGAAAGTCTAGGAAGATATATTGCTTTAGGTTCTAGCTGGACTATTAAGCCTGGGTTCCCTACAGAAAACTATAGGGATCTTACAGAGTCTCTTATCCCTTCAAACTCTTTTGAAACAAGTCTTGGAGGATGGACAACAACTTCATCTAATACTACTTTGACTCGTTACCTTGCTAAAGGATCTACATTTTCTGATGTAGTAACCCATGGTCAAGCATATTGTGGGGTGGCATACTCTGCAACAAGCACTACAACTCCGTATAACATTACCTCTGAAAAGGTATACCTAAGTCCAGACGGTGGTTACTACGCATCAGTTGCTTTACGACCAAGAACCTCATCATCTTTGGGAGATACCTATACCTTAAGAGTTGATTTCTATGACTCTAATAACGCGGCTATCCCTGTCTACACAGACAATGTAACTGGACAATATACCTCATCAAAGTATGATTCTCTTGGAAGCCTTAATACAGTTGTCTCAACAACGGATGCAAGAACTGCATCTAGAGTTATTAGTTATCTTGATAGATGGTCATATTTATCTAAGACCTTTGCTGTCGGAACTATCCAAGGAGCTGCCTACGCAATCCTTACAGTTACGGCAACTCCGGTATCGGCACCTACGGCAAAAGGCTTCGATATTGACAGAGTAGTATTTAGACAGTAGAATAATTTATATGGAGACATTAATAATTTCCGCCTTGGCAACAGCGTGTGTTTTATCAGCTGTTGAAGCATTCCTATTTTCGCTAGGTAAATGGCGGGGATTACTAGGTCTTGTACTTAATGCAGTCTTTTGTCTAACCCTAAATGTGGGATTAAGATATTTACTTCCATACGTTTTAGCAACAACATTCATAGGGTTAACTGTTTCTCTCATTGTAGAACAGATCTTTATAGGGCTACCGAAGGGTGATTTGCCAAAGCGCGTACCACCGCGGTAGAATATTTTTAAAGGAGGGTACATGCAATCACCATATTCAAACCCATACCTGTCTATGCGGGCACGTGGGTTATTTGCATACTATGCAGAGCTTGGCCGAGTTGTCTCGGCTGATGAGCTCTCTGCTGTCATGCCCGAAGGCAGGGATACTATTCAGTCCGCAATCAATGAACTTAAACAGGCCGGATATATACTGACTGCTCGTGAACAAGTTAACGGCAAATGGGCAAGCTATATGAAGTTTACTGAGGCATCCAAAAAGTTACTTGGCACCGACACCGGGTTTTCAGGGCTCGGTGAAACTATAGAAATTACGCAAGAAAAAGATAAAAGTGCAGGTCACACCGACAACTGGATTTCAGGGCACTGGAATTCAGGGCATATGTACAACTGTTCATCTGCTAGTACTAGTACTAGTGACTTATCTACAGTAGATAGTTCTATAGTAGAAGTACTACGTACTTCTACTATATTGGGAAAAAATTTCCCAAGAAAAGAAAGGGTTGAAATGGGTTGGGATTTAGATGGCGAACAGCCACAGCCAAAGAAGAAGTTTAGACTTGATGCAGATGACGACTCTGTGGGGGCCGTGGGCAAGGTAGAAGACAAGAAGGCTATGCGTCAGGCTAAATATGGATCAGTGCCTGAATCATTAACACATCGCAGCCATAAGCCTGAAGAGGACTGGAGCACCAACGATATCGTTTCAGAGTTTGCATCTTTACTTGGCGCAAGTACTGCGGGGCATCTCACCATGCAGCTCAATACACGCTCACTAGCTTTATGGATTAATCAACAGGTAGGCAAAGGCGCGACTAGACAACAGATCCTTTCATCGGTTAGAATGTTTTTTGATGACCCACGCAATTTAAACGGTGCTGGAACTGGGATTCCTTTGTGGCGTAAGTTTATCGGCAAGTACCAAATGCTAGAAGGCAGGGTAGAAGAAAAGCAAGACTACGAAGTTAACAAGGCTCATCAGGAAAAGATGTTGAAGTTACTAGGGGGTAAGTAATGTTTGATCTAAAGAAGGAATCACCTACTGTTCGCCACATTCTTCTCAGGGCAGCAGTGCCTATGAAGACCCTAGGTATGGAGTTCTCCGACCTAGATAACTCTGAGGCTAAGGACGTTGTCCAATCTTGGGTCAGTACAGTCCAATCTGGAGGGGTCATTAAAAGCCCTGGAAGCCCCTCTAGCGGCCTCGGGATCCTATTGCTAGGGGAACCAGGTCACGGCAAGACTACGATGGCCTCTGTGGCCCTTCAGAGCCTTATTCGTACTATGCAAATTCCAGGAATCTTCTTGGACTACCCAAAGTTCCTACGACTAGAGAAAGAGTCGTGGGGCGATGAGGACATCAAGGAACGGATCCGTGAGATTTATGGGGACGCAAAGCATTCGCTTCCTGTCCTTGTGCTCGATGATCTAGGAAAAGAACACACAACTCAAACAGGTTGGGCAGAAGATACTTTTGATGCGTTGTTACGTTCTAGATTTAATGCGGGCTTGCCAACAATTATTACATCAAATATTCCACTAACCAAGTGGAGGCGTACATACGGTGAATCAATGGAAAGCTTTGCCCATGAAGCATTTATAGAAGTTAGGGTAGAATCGGATAAGGGGGATCGACGCAAATGAAAGAGACCAACATGTCATGGATGATTACTCAGATTTTTTTGTCTGAGACAGGAGTGCATGAAGTTCACGTTCATCATAACTCTCACAAGTTACGTTGTAACTGTGTAGGGTATGAGACTAGAAATACTTGTAAGCATACTCGCTTTGTAAAAGAAAAGATGAACAAGAATGGTGGCATCTATCCTGTTGAGATTTCTAATAAAGTCGATAGGGAACGAAGCATCCTAGCCAGCGAAGATCCTGTAGAGTTTAGAGAGCTGCTGGTAAACTACGGCAAGATCGTAGCTCTGTAAATATGCGCGGGGGCGACATATCAAACGAAGTTCCTAAGCGTGTGCTAGTTGCACTTGACTGCTTGCTTAGTACTTCTATTAAAATTAATAAGGTTTTGGGAATTCCTGTTCCTCATACAGAGGTCACCTACAACCGACAAGCACTGGCACACTTCTGGCGCTTTAGAGAAAAGAACGATTACTCTTTAGAGATTGTGGGCTTTGAGCGTTCGCAACAAGATATGGATAACGTTTTAGAAGACCTAGATAATCTAGGAACTAATCCGTTTAACTATGCGACTGCCTATAACGTAGTTGCTGATCTTGTAGCGGAGTTACCTTATAGGCCAGAAGTAAAATATGTTATTGATATACCAACTCGTGGTTTGCGTTACGGCCACTGGTACTTAGAGGAGGGGGCGACATATGGCAGCTAATAACGAAGAGCGGTTATTATCCAAAGCTATCCGTAATAGAGATATCAAGCCACTGCTTGAAACTGGGGTACAAGAAGACTGGTTCTTTAACGACCTTAACAAGCAGGTTTGGAAGTTTATCTCTAAACATAACGAGAAGTATGGGGAAGTTCCTACGGCAGTAACTGTCCGAGATAACTTTCCTACCTACACTTTGCATGCCGTAGAAGATAGCGTTGAGTATTTACTTGATCAGCTGATTGAGTATCGTAAGCGTCAAAAGACTATTGATGCTTTGCTTGAGGCACAGCAGGCCGTATCCCAACAGGATCACAACACTGCGTTGCAGACTATGGCCTCAGCAGCACAGATCCTAATGAACGACAATCAACGAGAGTCTTCTGATGAAAACCTCAGCGATGATCCAATGCAGCGTTACGACGAGTACATGGCTATCAAGACTCGCCCCAATGGTCTGCTTGGTCTATCTACAGGATTTAAAACTATTGATGAGATTACCTCCGGTGTTATGAAGCAACAGCTGTGGACAATTGCTGCGCCTCCTAAGACAGGTAAGTCTGTACTTGCTATGCAGATGGCGATCAAAGCACAGGATGAAAACCAGCGGGTAATGTTTCAGTCATTTGAAATGACCGCTAGAGAAATGAAAACACGTTACGATGCCATGCGTGCTCATCTATCGCATAAGCGTTTGATCATGGGTGCTCTTCACACTGATGAAGAACAGCGTTATCTAGACCACTTAGGAATTGCACGCGATGACTTCTGGATGCCCGACACAGTGGCCTCCAGAACTATCACAGGACTATGCGCAAAGGTAGAGAAGTACAACCCAGACATTTTATTTGTCGATGGTATGTACCTTATGTTTGACGAGGAGACTGGAGAGACCGAGAGTGAACGATCTCTTCGTAGCCTTACTCGTGGCATGAAGCGCGTAGCTCAGCGCTACGACATACCGGTAGTAGTAAGTACTCAGACTCTGCGCTCTAAGATGCGTGGTGGAAAAGTTACTGCAGATTCTATTGGTTATACATCTTCTTTCTTACAGGACTCAGACATTGTTTTGGTTTTGCAAAGACAAGATGAAGAGGATGATACATCTCGTTCTTTAACAGTTGCAGCAAGTCGTATTTCAGGTATGGGTTCAACAGATCTACTATGGGATTGGGAGGAAGGTCGTTTTGAAGAATATGCAGCTTTCGCTAACGCGCAGTCCATTTGATGGGACACAGTTATGTAGTACGTATGACACAGATATTTTCTTTCCAGAACCAGATGAACTAGGAAACTATTCTGATTCTGCTTTTGATATGGCTAAAAATATTTGTAACAGTTGCTGGATGAAAGATGCGTGTTTATCTTTTGCTTTACAGACAAATGAAAAGGAAGGCGTATGGGGAGGAACAACTCCTGCAGAACGTCGTAGGATTAAGCGTAGGGTTAAAAAATGATGGACCTTAGAGGAGAGCCTATACACATCTGTATTTGTGGTTCTAAACTTTGGACTATACAGGCTATGTTTGAAGACTATGAAGTGGCTATGTACTTTACGGATATGGAGTGTGCGCTCTGTGGCTCTAAGGCCACCGCGCCCACGCTTCCAGATAAACCAGGTTGGTTTAGAGGGGTTGAATAATGTACTCAGAGGGCTCAGTAGAAGGTGTCTTATTAACTTTAGGTATTGAGACTAGCCAACGTGGTGATGAATTAACCGGGCTATGTCCCATGCACCTAGAGCGCACAGGTAGGGAAGATAACAATCCTTCCTGGTCTATGAACGCAGAGACTGGCGTACACCATTGCTTTTCCTGTGGTTACAAAGGAACTCTGCTTACACTTG